CCATAGACCGCGACCGAACGGCATAACCAGCAACAGCAACAGCAACCGCAACAGCAACAGCACCAGCCACCCGCAACCGCATTGGTGAAACCTTCACCAACTGGCGCCATGCCGGCGCAACCCGTTTCTCGAGCCACGAGGGGTAGACAATTATTCCGTCAGCAACCAGACAAAAGATTCAAGCTAGCAGTACGTGCCAGAATCTCTGACGGCCTTGCCCCTGCTAGGGGCGAAAGGGTGGGCAATGGCGTGCAAGGATATCTTGGGCCTGTGATAGGAGACAAGCTACCTTACTTAGTCACGACTAGTCGGGCTGATTTTCTTTCAGCTTTCAACAAAAGAGTCAATTTTAGGACCAGTGACAGGGTTAGTTCTTTTATTAGAGCTAGCGCTCGTCATCTCGCTAGAGAACTGGTCCCCACGCCCATGCCGCTTTTTGATTGGGATGTGGACCTCTTTGAAAGCTGGGTCAATCAATTCGACTCGGAGAAGCAGACTAGGATGAGGAAAGAGTACCAATCGCAGGGATTGGAGTCGCTAGGGGATTATTCCCGAAAGGAATTATTCTCGAAAATAGAAGCTCTCGTCAAGCCGCATGAAACTGTAGCGCCCAGAGTGATTTTCAAGGGCACCGATTACTACAACATGGTGTCCGGACCGATGTTCAAAGTCATGATGGATCGCTTCAAATCTTGCGAGAGCAACCCAAAACGTTTCGACTTCAAGTTAGCCTACAAGCAACACACTCCAGAGATTACTGAGTTTCTTGAACGTAAGAAGCACAAATCTTTTATGGAAGCCGATTTCAGCAAAAACGACAGCAGCCAAGTCAAGGACGTCGTTGAGCTGGAGATCGCTTTTATGCGTAGGCTAGGTTGCCCAAAGTGGTTTCTCAGGTTGCACAAAGCAGCTAACAAGTTTTCAGTGTACAATTCGAAGCATGGCGTGTCCGCCATCGCTGAAAACCAGCTGCCCACAGGTGCAACAGATACCACTTTTCGCAATTCCTTTTGGAATTTGACAATTTTTAATGCTTGGGCTCACCGTTACAACGTCAGAGGAGCCAGCGTAGTCGTCCTTGGAGATGACATGATCTGTGGACTGCCTAGGAGGGTCCGTAGAGCAGCTTACCATTATGAACAAGTAGCTAGGCATGCCCGTATGATTGCCAAAGTTACGACTTCACCAAGTTTGCATCGCATGCATTTTTT